AGTGCAGCTACAAATGCTCCAGCAAATGTGTATGGAGTATCAGATGTTCTTGAAGCACAATTAAGATCTAATAGAACACAAACTACACAATCAGATAGTCCGATGACAAAAGTAGATAGATCTACGTATGCAGGTTTCTCAAACAAATTATCAAAAGGTACACCTAATCAATATTGGGTAGAAAGATTTATAGATAAAGTTACAATACACATTTATCCAACACCAGATTCAACAAATGCATCTAAAGATATGCATTTCTTTTTTATAAAAAGAATACAAGATATTGGAGACTATGCAAATGCAACTGATCTACCATTTAGATTTGTGCCATGTATGGTTTCAGGATTAGCATATTATCTATCTATGAAATACAATCCACAACTTACACAACAAATGAAATTAGTATATGAAGATGAATTTCAAAGAGCACTACAGGAGGATGGGTCAGCTTCTAGCACATATATTACACCTAAAGCTTATTACCCAGGAACATAATGGCAAAATACGCAACAGGTAAATATGCAAAAGCAATTTCAGATAGATCTGGTATGGAATTTCCATATAAAGAAATGGTCAGAGAATGGAATGGATCATTCGTGCATGTATCAGAATTTGAACCAAAGCAACCACAATTAGAACCAAAACCCATGAATGGTGATGCAATATCTTTACGTAATGTTAGACCACCAAGAACAGAACCAGCTGTTGCAAGATTATTACCAGCAAATCCATTTAGATTTAATCAAGGCATTGCTACGGTATTTGTATCAGAACCAAATCATGGCAGATCAAATAACGATGTTGTTAGATTTAGAAACGTGCAAGGATCTGGCGGCGGTTTTGATTTTTCAGTGTTTGAAAATTCAAATGGATTTAGTATAAATGTTGTAGATACAGATAATTATAGTTTTGCTGTAGCATCTGCAGCACCTGGAGGTTGGACGGTAACAGAAGATGCAGGAGGAAATACGGTTACAGCAGGACCCGTAACATTAACAGCATGATAAAGTATATTATAAATAAAATTAAATATTTGTTTACGCCAAAAAGAGAGATGGACGAACACATAGAATATTATACTGTTGTTCCAGAACCAGAAACTCCAATTAAAGATTGGCCTTGTGACAAACACAATTACTATAGAAAAAGTTGTGATAATTGTAGGGAGATACGTACATAATGGCTTATACTTTTTTAAATTTAAAAACAGATGTTAGAGATTATACAGAGGTTGATAGCACAGTTTTAACTGATGCCATATTAACTACTATGGCTAAAAATGCAGAGAATAGAATATATAGAGAATCAGATTCTGATGATAATAGATTTTATGCTACATCTACATTATCAGTTGGAAATAGATATGTAACTATACCATCTGATTTAAGAATTATTAGATATGTTCAATTAAAAGACTCGAATAACAAACAGGTATTTTTAGAAAAAAAAGATACTTCTTATATGGCTGAATTTTACAATACTCCTGGTACAGGTCAGGGTATTCCTAAATACTATGCTAACTGGGATGCTAATTTTTGGGTGGTTGCTCCAACTCCAAACGCAGCATTTGAAATAACACTAGCTTATATCAAACAGCCATCTACGATAACTACATCAGATTCAACAACAACATATTTATCAAATAAATATCAGGACCTATTACTATATGCTACTCTTGCAGAGGCGTATGGATACTTGAAAGGTCCAGCAGATATGTTACAATACTATGAAGCATCTTATAAGAGAGCTTTAGCAACGTACTCTATCGAACAACAAGGTAGAAGACGCCGAGACGAATGGCAAGATGGTACTATTCGAACTCCTATACAATCACCATCACCATAAACAAGGAGATATAACGTATGGCAAATATAGTACCTAATTCTTTTAAGTCAGGTTTGTTAAAAGGAACTTTTAATTTTGACACTTCTGGTAATGGAGGAAATACTTTCAAGTGTGCTTTATATACTAGTATCGGTTCTTATAGTGTGGCCTCTACGGTCTACTTAGCAGGAACAGGAAACGGTGAAGTAAGTTCTACAGGAACTTCTTACACAGCGGGTGGAAATACTTTAACAAACAATGGAATTGCAGGAACAACAACTGCATTTGTTGATTTTCAAGATTTAACTTTTCCCTCTGTTACATTAACTGCTGCAGGAGCTGCTATATATAAATCAACTGGAGGCGGAAACGAATTAGTTTTGGTATTAGATTTTGGTGGAAATAAGACAGCAACAAACGGAGACTTTATTATTCAGTTTCCTACTGCTGATGCATCAAACGCTATTATTAGACTAGGCGACGCTTAATATTAAGGATTAAATAAATGGCTTTTGTAGTAAACGACAGAGTAAAACAGACTAGTACAACTACAGGTACAGGAACATTTAGTTTAACAGGAACTGAAGTAGGTTTCGAAACTTTTGTTACAGGTATCGGTAATGCTAATAGTACGTTTTATGCGATAGCACTCGATGGAACTGCTGAATTTGAAGTCGGTATTGGAACAGTAACTGATGCAGCTACTGATACACTTTCAAGAGATACCGTTATCTCCTCTTCAAACTCAGATAACAAAGTTGATTTTAGTGCTGGAACTAAAACTGTATTTTGTACTTATCCTGCAAAACGTGCTCCGTCAGCAGGTATGACAGCCGCAACATATATTAACACACATGCTTCAACAATATCTGATTCACAAACAATAGACTCAGGAGTTTTAGCAGGTCCCGTAACCATAACTGGTACGGTAACAGTAACAGGAACATTGGCAGTAATATAATGAGTCAACTAGATGTAGATAAAATAGTACCACAATCAGGAACTAATTTACAAATTGGTGAAGCTGGTGACACTATTAATTTAACTACTGCAACTGTAAATTTACCAACTGGTGTTGGCGGCACTTCATGGCAAGCAGTAAAAACTGCTAATTTTACTGCGGTAGCAGGTGAGGGATATTTTGTAAATACAACAAGTGGAGTTATCACAGCAACTTTACCATCATCTGCAACAATTGGAAACGAAGTTTCAATAATAGATTATGCTGGAACAGCAGATACAAATAATATAACAATAGGTAGAAATGGACATAACATTCAAGGCGCAGCATCAGATATGACAGTGTCAACTGAAAGAGCTGCTTTTACATTAGTTTATGTTGATTCAACTCAAGGATGGTTATTAAAGGACAAATAATATGGCTAATTATAAAGATTTAAGATACGTATTTCCTGCAAGTTCAATTGCTTCAGGAACATTTAATAACGCTCGTATAGCAGCGTCTAACGTTTCTCAACACGTTACATCTTTCGATGATAATAAAATTGTTAATGATATTTCTACATTAGGATTAAGAGTTCACACACAAGAAAATCTTAATGCTTCAAATACCAACTCGGCCTCTTTCGATGTGTTTCAAGATAGTTCAGGTATTTGTGCTACATCAGGTGCAACAAGAGACGAGGCAGAATTTGTTTCGTGCACAACAACAGGAACAGATAGTGCAGTTAAATTTTTATTAAATCAAGATACGGCTAGTGGAAGTACAACTTTTACAGATGCTACTGGTAATCACACTATTTCTGCTGGAGGTAATCCAACTTGGAGTAACTCTTATGCAAAATGGGGCAGCAACTCAATTTTTTTAGATGGTAATGATTGGTTAGAACTTGCTGATAGTGATGATTGGTATTATGGTGGTAGTGGAAATGGTTGGACTTTTGAAGCATGGTGGAGAGCAGAGGGAAGTTATCATGATGGTTTTATTTGGTATCAAGGTTTGCAATCATCAAATGGTAATCCAAGAAATCATATTTATTTAAGTGGTAATACAGAAATTTCTTTTTATGACCAAGTAGCAACTAACGCTGGAGACGATACAAGTTTCCAAGAAACTTGTCCTGCATTTACAGGAAATTGGAGACATATAGCTTTAGTGTTTGATGATGCAAATAATCAACTGCAATTTGCTATTGATGGAACTTGGTTAGGTAATGCGAGAACTTATACAAATCCAAGCAATAACTCAAATGCAGTTACAATTGGTAGAGGTCAAAATAGTTCAGGAAATAGAAGATATATACAAGGATATTTAGATGGTATGAAAATTTCTACTAGAAAAGTTTACACTCTTGGAACTAACTTTACAGCACCAACTTCTCAATTTGATGACCAAACAACAACACAAGGTACATCAGGAAATTTTACAAGTACAGCAATCACAGCAGCATCAACAAGTAGTATGGGTGCAGTCATTACTTATCAAGATAATGCAGGAACTAATGCACTTAATACTGATATTGTGCTTCAAGTCTCGGCAGATAATGGTAGCAATTTTTCTACAGCTACACTTACGGCACTTCCAGACTTTTCCACAGGGGTTAAAATGGCAAAAGCGAATGACGTCTCGGTGACTGCGGGGACGCAGCTTAAATACAAAATAAGTTTTGCTAATCAATCTAATTCAAAAAATGCGAGGATAAGAGGAGTGTCTCTCCAATATTAATATGAGTGAAGTAAAAGTAAATAAGATAACACCTAGATCAGGTACTACGGTTCAACTTGGAGATAGTGGTGATACTGTAAATTTACCTTCAGGATCTACGTTAACACTACCAAATACTTCTGTTGCAAACGCAGCATTACAGGGTTCAGGACAGATCACAATCAACGGTCAGGCAGTGGCTCTTGGTGGATCTATTACTTTAACTACAGAAACAAGACCAACTTTTTCATCTATTACACCATCAACAATTGAAAACACACAAACTACTTGTACAATCGCTGGAACTAATTTTGTATCTACACCTTTGGTTACAGCCATTAATAGTTCTACAGGAGCAAGTGTTGTAGCTGACGAAGTATCATTTTCATCTGCAACAAGTATTACAGCCAAATTTACTTTGCCTGTAGATGGCACATACAAATTATATATTGAGAATCCAGATGGTAATGCAGTTCAAACAGGTGCTGTGTTAACCGTTTCTGACGCACCAGCCTGGCAAACATCAGCAGGATCATTAGGATCATTTAGTGCTGGAGATACTATTTCAACAATTACAATTACAGCAACTAACGCAACATCTTTTGCAGTGCAATCAGGATCTTTACCAACAGGTCTATCATTGAATACTGGCTCAGGTTCTGCTACAATAACAGGAACTGTATCGAGTGGAATTACTTCAGATACATTGTTTAGTTTTACAGTTCGAGCAACAGATGCGGAAGCACAAACTGCGGATCGAGCGTTTACTATACAAATTACAGTAGGAGCAAATAACTCAGGACAGTTTAACTAGGATAATATTATGGCAAACAGTTATTTATCAAAAACACCATCATCAGCAGGTAATAGAAGAACATTTACTTTTTCAACTTGGCTTAAAAGAGGAAGTAATTTCGGCAGTGAAATGGGAATATTTACTGGTGGAGATGATGCTAATGCAACAGGTTTTTTTACTTTTTATATTACTACTAATGATAGAATAGATGCACATTTTTGGAATGGTAGTTCTTTTGATAGTGTTACACCAAATGCAGTTTTAAGAGATCCTTCGGCTTGGTATCATTTAGTTTGTGCAGTGGATACTACACAATCTACTGCTAGTGATAGAATTAAAATTTATATTAATGGTGAACTACAAACTTCAATGTATAGTACAGATTATCCAGATCTAAATCACGAATTTAATGTTAATCATACTTCTATAATGCAAGTAGGAGTAAGAAGAAATGGGTCCGGTGCTTTAGCTGGATATTTTGATGGTTATATGAGTCATGCAGTTTTAGTAGATGGTGCAGCATTAACAGCAGCATCGTTTGGAGAAACAGATTCTACATCAGGTATCTGGAAATTTAAATCACCATCTGGTGTTACTTTTGGTACAAATGGTTTTCATTTAAAATTTGAAAACTCAGCTGCTATGGGTACTGATAGTTCTGGTAACTCGAATACATACACAGTTAATGGAAATTTAGTGCAGTCAGTAGATACGCCATCAAACGTATTTTGCACAATGAATCCTATTGTTTCAAATAGAAGTGGATTTACTTTTAGTAATGGTAACTTAACTGTAAACACGCCATCAACTTCTGGTAGTGCTGCAAATATGGGAGTGAATCAAGGTAAATGGTATTTTGAATGTCTTATTAATACACTTGGAAATTTTTACGGAGGTTGGCAAGATTTAGATAACGTTGCTTCAAACACAAATAGTTATATGGTTGATGGCACCGTTGCTACTAACAATGGCCCAAATATATATTATGGAACATCTAGTAGTTCTGCAAAAGCCATGAATGGAATGTCTCAAGGTGATTACATAGGTTTTGCTATTGATGTTCCTAATTTAAAATGTTGGTGGTCAAGAAATGGTCAATGGTACACAGCTGATCAAAACCCAGCATCAACATTAACCAGAGCACAAGTTTCAGCTAATAATAATGGTTTTGATTTAACAACTGGTTCGGAAATGAATAGCACTAGCACGATTGCTCCATACATGGGAACTTCGACAGCAGCAACTAATAACTCTTTTAACTTCGGTACTGGTATATTTGGTACTACAAAATTAACAGGAACAACTTATGCAGATGATAATGGAGTTGGTATTTTTAAATATGAACCACCAGCTGGATTTAGAGCAATTTGCACAAAAAATATAAATACTTATGGATAGGATATAATTATGGCATATAGTTCAATTACAAAACCTGGATTACACTTTAAGCCAGTTGCGTTTACTGGTAATCTTTCAGCAGGACATGCAATTACAGGCGTTGGATTTCAACCTGATTGGGTTTGGCTTAAAACTGTAGGCAGTCTAAACAATCATACAATATTTGATGTTGTTAGAGGTGTAACAAATAGAATTAGATCAAATCAAACTAACGCTCAAAATACTTCTAGTGGTGTAACTTCTTTTGATACTGATGGATTTACAGTAGGTGCTGATAGTGCTGGTAATGCTTCAGGAAGTATGATTTCATGGAACTGGAAAGCAGCAAATTCACAAGGCTCATCAAATACTGATGGTTCAACAAATACCACATATACTTCTGTTAATACAACAGCAGGTTTTTCAATATCTACATATGAAGGAACTGGTTCAAATGCAACTTTTGGTCATGGACTAGGTGCAACACCTGCAATGGTTCTTGTTAAAAATATTGATGCTAGTCAAAACTGGTTTATGTATCATCAAGGTATTGGTGCTACACAATTAATCAGATTAAATTCAACTGCTGCAAAACTAAGTTCATCAGGTTCTTGGAATAATACTGCACCAACAAGTTCTGTTGTCTCAATTGGAACTGAAAGTGGAACTAATGCAAATGGTCAAACTCACGTTGCTTACTGTTTTGCAGAAAAAAGGGGCTATTCAAAATTTGGAGTTTACAAGGGAAACGGTAATGCAAATGGAAGTTTTATTTTTTTAGGATTTAAACCTGCTTTTGTTATGGTTAAATCTACAAATACCACAACTGAATGGCATATGTCTGATAATGCTAGACGACCAAATAATCCAAACAATAGTTACTTATCAGCTTCTTCTAGTGCAGCTGAAAATACAAGCAATCCAACTGATTTTCTTTCAAATGGTTTTAAAATAAGAACATCAAACAATGGCTGGAATAAATCTGGTGATACATTTATCTATTGGGCTTTTGCAGAAAATCCTTTGGTAGCTAATGTAGGAGCAAGTGGAGTGCCAGCAAT